ATCGGCGCTGTGGTGTTCTGGTAGGCAATCGGGCTGAAAACCACCGTGTCCCAGTAAGAGCACACATAGAAGTTGCCACCCAGGAAAAAGCCATCAATCAGCGGCCCACGGACGGGAACTTCCTGTTCGTTGGCTACGTTGGAAATTGTGGGTTCCCAAGTTGCCGGAACGCCAGTATTGGCAAAAGCCTGCGACCAGCGAACCGTGGTGGGGTAGTTCACCGTAATACCTGTGTCCAGGTCTTTGGTGATGTTCCCAGCAATCAGGATGTTGCCCACGTTGGGTGAGCAGAAGTTTCTGACAAACCCTGCACGGGTAGCCAAGGCATTGACATCGTAGTTCCACTGCGAATCAGGGGTGATCTGGATTTCCGTGTCCGTTGCCGTGAAATACATCGGATTGCGCAAAGTGTCATTGATGAAAAACACCGTGCCAACCCAAGAGCAAGTAATGTTGGTGTCATCACTGTAACCACTCAAAGCCACGTTGGGATTGGCTCCGTAACCTGGAGTAATGTTGGTGATGCCCAGTTCGGTCTGCATCCACCAGCGCCCCTCACGGGTGGCAATGATGTAGCTCCATGTGCCATCAGCCCGGAAACCGCCGTCAACAAAGATGGGATGGCCGGGGATGCCAAACAAAATTTCTTCTTCGCCGTAGATTTTCTTGATGCCTCGAACGTCGGCCTCGACATTCAAACCATTGCTGTACTCGTTCGGACCCAAAGCATTGCTCGGAACATCGGGCGTGAAGCTCATGTTCAGGAAAGGGGTCCGTAAACGAGTGTAATCAGTCATGGCGCAATCTCTTCAGTCATCTGGTCCAGGTTGCTCAAAAGACGGGCATCTGTTGGATTGAATTCTAAGGCTTTCTTACAGAATTCAATAGCTTGTTCTTTGATGCCAAGGTTCCAAGCAGCAATGCTGGCAAGGTCGTAAGGTTTCTCAGTCCACACGCTCGGGTCCATCGTGTAAACAGCCTGTTTATCGGTTATTCGCAATGCGGATAATGCCGATGCGTAGCTTTCTGCCCACATACCTCTGCGGTAGGTAGCCATTGCCAGATCAACCCAAGGTTCACGGGTTCCAGGGGCCTCGGCTACCGCCAATCGGTAGTATTTCATGGCTTCCTCGTTGTTACCCAGTTCGTCATAGGCTTTGCCAAGCAATCTGAGGGCATAGCAGCGCTCATTGGGCCAAGTGGCTCGTGGGAGTGCCAGATACTTGTTCAGGGCCGCTATGGCGTCATTCCATCGGTAATGGAAGGTCAGTTCCCTGGCATAGTAAAACGCATTCCTGGGGCATTCTTTGTCCTCAGTCACTGCCACTTCGAGCAGGTCAAGATATTGTCCACGGGACTTGGTTGGGTCGGGATGGTGGCTAACCAAAAGCATATCTGTATGCGCCCAAACCTCGACGGTTCTGGGATCAGGGACAGGATACTCATGGCAAGGATGATGCCAGTGATAACCCTTGCGATGGTGAATCTTTTCGTAGTAAAAAGAAATCCCACAGCCCCAATCAAACTTGTACCGCAGTCGAGTAGTGTTCTCTTGCCAAACTCGTTCAATTTCTTCGCGCCATCCAGGCTCAAGAATCTCATCTAAATCCAAACTGATGCAAATATCAATGTCAGCGGGAATCAATGCCAATGCAGTGTCCCGCGCCTTGTCAAACCGCCAAGGACTGATGCAAATGCTGTGAACCTTTGCCCCGCAGGCTTCGGCCACAGCCACCGTGTTATCAGTCGATCCTGTGTCTGCAATCAGGATCAGGTCGGCGTCTTCTGCTGATTCACAAAACCGTTGAACAAACTTTTCTTCGTTCTTGGAAATTGCATATACAGCGATCTTTACTTTGCGATTCATGGTTTCCTTTTAAGCTAATTGTTCTTCGGTTGGTTTTGGAAAGGTCGGATGATCCCATTTTGCAATGTAATCACCACGACCATCACTATCATTTTGCAAGCGAATTGTTTCAATAAAATCTTGGTCTTGCAAATCGGGGTAAATTGTTTTAATTTTTTCGTAAAGTGTCATGCGGACCTCGCCAAAGAAGCGCTTGCAAATGTTGCTGTTGAGCCTCCAGTAATAACCGAGCCTCCATTTGTTTGAGCATAAAACTCGACATAATCGGTGGACCCGTTGAAATACAACAACGCAGCAAGCGGATAATATGCAGTTACACCTGCACTTTGTGAAAAGACAGACTGCGTGTACAAACTTCCGTTTTTATAAATTGCCGCGACCACCGCTGTGCTGGAACCGTTTCCAACAACAAGCATATTGATCTGGTAATACCCGCCAACTGTTGGCGTGAATCTGTAATTTGTGGAGCTATCAAAACAAGACGCTGTATCAAACACTTCGGTGTTGAGCGTAAGTTTTGTAATAACCCCGGACGTAACCGTTTGATTCCCAGACATATACGCGCTGAACGCAGGGCCAGTGCCTGCCACGCCAGTTGCAAAATATGTTTGCGTCACACCGCCGGAACCAATATTTGAAAGTGCAGCCCCAGAAGCTAAATCAGCCCCAGTTACAGTGCCATCAGGAAGTCCACCAACAGATAAGCCTGTAATGGTTCCCGTTCCATTGATTACGATTGCCATTTTTTAACTCCACTGTGATGTTGGCTCAATAGGCCAATCCAAATTGCCAACAACAGGATTAATTGCGATGGCTCGAATTTGGCTTCTATATGTAATGTAATCGGCGTGGTTCAACAAGTGCGGGTTGATGTCAGGGTTGGTCACATCGGGCTGGTTTACCCAGTCTGTTGCCGCAAGGCGCTGGACGGCGTTTTGCTTGTTTGCTTCGGCAGTTGGCACATACGGAGGCGGCGGCACATAGTCAGCCACAGGGCCATAGTCGCCAGCAACGCACTCGTCAAAGATTTGCTTTGACCAAGGGTATTGGTCTTGTGGGTTTGCTGTGAATGGCGTGAATTCTTCTGGCACTGCGGTGAAATTCACTTCGCAGTTAATGGCCGTGTGTTCAGCATCAGCCCAAACAGGATTTTTTACTTGTGTGTATTCCATGTTGCACCTTATGCGTAACGCACCCAAAGACCGACGTATGCTTCTGCTGAACCATCTCCACCACCTGGACTTACGCACCGCCATGAACCTGTGTTTACAAGTGTTGTGGCATTTGCAGGAGCGCTACCCAATGCAGTTCTCCAAACCGTTGCGTTTCTATAAATAATGCTACCTGCCGCATATAAAGAACTTCCGGCAATAGTGTCGTTAACAGCATAACTTGTCACGTTTGCTGGTCGGCCCATAACAAAACTACCAAGCGCATAAGAAGTTGTTGTAGTAATTGCGCCTGTTGCACCGTTCAACGAAGTCACACCGCCTCCAGCGGGTGCAGAAGAAACCCATGCGGTTCCATTGGATGTCAATATATTGCCGTTAGTGCCAGGAGATGTTAATCCTGTGCCGCCAGAAGATGCAGCCAATGCATTTGTCAAAGAAACAATTTGAGAAGTGCTAATTGAAATGGCTGCTGTGCCATTTGTTTGAAGCTCAAGCACACCGCTAGAGTCAGCAGTTGATTTCAGCCCCGCACTTCCGCTTGATACACCATTATCAGCATTGAGTGAACTTGCCATTTATTGCTCCTGCGGCATTGCTGCCTTGATTTCTTCAACGGTTGCAGCAGCGTCAATAGCAATTTGCATTTCTGCATATTTGTCACGAACAACTTGTCTTGCAGCTTCTGCCGCTGTTGCTTCGGATGGAATGGTTGCTTTGATGTCCAAAGGTGCAAATTCAGCAGACCTAGCTTCACGGCGTTTGTCGTGGGCGATTGCTTTTGCTTTGTTTACGTTGATGACAATCATTCTTGATACTCCCATGCATTGCGAAATGTGCGGTCGCTCGGAACGTCTGCTGTATCAATGATTTTGTACGGTTTGCCAGCAGGAACATCTTTGGCTGCAATTTCTTCAATTGTTAATCCGCACTCAAGCGCTGGAACAATAATTGCCACACCGCCTTCATCTGTTGGATAAATGATTCTTTTAGTCATGGTTGTCTCATCTAAAAACAGTAACGCTTGTCACAGCGGTATCTTGCAAACTGTTGTAATCGTGTGTTCTTACTTGGACACTACCAGTGTTTACAGCAAAAACATCCAAACCATACAAATATGCTTGCGCTGTGTTTGAAGGGTTACCAGCCACGGAATAATCAGCACTAGGCATTGCTGTTGTAAAGTTAACCGTGTAGTTGCCAGTTCCGTTATCTGTAATGCTTGTCACGTTACCAGAAGCGCGAATTGCAACTGTTCCAGTTCCGTTAAAGTTTACCCATGCGCGAGCCGCATAAATAGGCGCGGAACCAGAAGCATTAAGAGCAGAAGTAATGCGAGCAGCAGCAATATTGCCAGTTAATGCAGATACACCCATTATTGGGTCATTTGCAAAAGTGGCGACTTGACTTGAGCTAATTGTTACCGCAGTTGTTGGCGTTGAACCAGTTTGCAGTACCAACGCGCCAGTCGTATCAGCCGTAACTTGATAAGCTGTTGTGCTGGTTGTTGATGCGCTAATGGTGCTCATACTATGACGTGCCTTTGCCCTGAAGCAACAGTGAGTGTTACGCCACTGTTAATTGTTAAAGGACCAATAGAAAAACCATTTGTCCCAGTATCAATTGTGTAGCTTGATGCAACAGTTGTGCTGTTTACCAAAATACCATTACCAGCAATAGGAACCGTGACTTTCAGTTCGCCAGTGCTGGGTTTATACAGTAACTTGTCATTCCCTGTGTAAATTGTTGACGCCGTTCCAGATGTTGCAGCAGAAAACAAAGGATATTCGTAAGTTGCTGTTGACGTGTCGTTGCTGATTGTGATGTTGGTTCCACCACCGCCAGCAGGACCAGTCGGGCCAATCGCTCCAGTGGGTCCTGTTGGACCAGCCACTGTAGAGTTCGCGCCAGTAGGACCTGTTGGACCTGTTGCGCCTGTAGTTCCAGTTGAGCCTGTCGGGCCAGTAGGACCAGCAGTTCCAGCCGTGCCTTGAGGGCCAGTGGGTCCTGTGGGTCCAGCCACCGTGGAATCTGCCCCTGTCGGGCCTGTGGGGCCAGTTGCTCCTGTAGCTCCAGCACTTCCAGTGGGGCCTGTGGGGCCAACAGTTCCGTTGGCTCCCGTGGGGCCTGTGGGGCCTGCAATACCTTGAATGCCCTGGGGTCCTGTCGGACCAGTAGGACCAACAGCGCCTGTGGGGCCAAGCTGGGTGTACATCACCTGGGTGGCCGTAAAGATCACGCCAGGAATTGCTGGTGATGTGGGTGATGTGCCAGCAGGAACAGATTGAATTGAAATGCCAGTATCGTTGGTTGACCAAACCATTTCAATGAAATCGCTGGCGGCGACTTTCAGCACAAAATTGACGGTCATCAGGCCATAGCCGTCCACGTTGCCGTGTTTTTGCTGAATACTCAGTTTTGAATCGCTGTCAGGAACGTCACCAGTGCTGCCACTGTCGTTCTTTCTCAACCAGACGTTTACATCGTGAATCTGAGTGTCAGTGTTCACGAACTGGATTGAGAATGTCAGGCTGTAAACGCCAGCATAAGTAAACGTCACCCGGCTACCAGAAACAACGCTCACGCCATTGTTGTCAGGGTCTGCGCTGTTCAACCCAATCATATAGGGTGTGTTGGCCGCAGCCGCCGTCTGGTCGGTTGTGTCCCAGAAAGAGCCCCAGTAACCCAAAGAGCCGCCAGCGCCAGTTGCGCCCGTCGCTCCAGTAGGGCCTGTTGGGCCAGTGTTTCCTTGTGCGCCAGTAGGACCAGTAGGTCCGGCTACAGTCGAAGCTGCGCCCGTAGGACCTGTTGGGCCTGTTGCACCTGTGTTACCTGTGGCTCCAGTGCTACCTGTTGGACCAGTTGGACCTTGAATACCTTGGATGCCCTGAATACCTTGAGGACCTTGGGGGCCAGTTGGGCCAATATCACCCTGAGCGCCAGTTGGACCAGTAGCTCCAGTCGGGCCAACATTACCCTGAGCGCCCGTGGGACCAGTCGGCCCTTGGATGCCTTGCGGTCCTGTAGGACCTTGAGGGCCAACAATCTGGCCTGCGTCAAACCATGCCGTACCGTCCCAAACCCACAAATCACCGTCAGCGGTGACAATGTATG